GTTACAAGTTGATGATGGACGTTCGTACCGTTCTCACCGTTGGCATTTTCGCCCATGGGCTTGCTTTTCGCAAGTCCGTTGGACGAATTTGGTCTCCGGAAGAGATGGACGATATGCCCCTCAGCATTCTTGCTGACTATACTGATCACGTCAGAAGCGTGTGGACCACGTATGAGTCCTGGGAAGCGTTGAGGATCTAGCTCTGGGACACCTCATAAAATGAGGCTTTGTGTCCCTCTCTACAACTGGCCCTCTTCAAATGGATGCACCTCTTTCGCGAATTAGGCAGCTGTTATTGCTAGTCCGATCAACCGCGAGGTTGCTCGCCTATGCAATGCTTTATGCCTATCTCGCTATTGAGGTTGCTAAGGCTCTTGCTGACGAGGTTTTCCTCATCAACAATCCTTTTTCTCCATTTTGAAGGCTTGTGGAGTAAAAGGCTCTAACCAAGCCCCGCGAAAGTCTACAGCCAATGGTTGCACCAAGTGGTACTAGGCCGGCGAAGTTTACTCGGAATTTTACGGGTTCATTTCTTACGTTGTATGAAGTAGTGGTTAAAGCGTGGCAACATAGCCCGTACAACCTTCCGCTTCAATACGATCGTGAAATGGGCACGTATGCTCAGAGTATCTATACGCCGAATAGTTACTATGCGAGTTCACCGTTCAACGCCGAGACGATTATCTGGAATTATTTTACCAATAACCTTCGTACCTTGTGTCAAAACAAGGCTTACGAAGTGTTTAAAGGTAAAATATACGGACAAGCCGCTCTCGGAGTTGATTTTGCCGAAGCCCGCCAGAGCTTAGGTATGATGGCACGTACTTGCGGAACCTTGCTAAAAGTTGCTCGACAAATTAAACGCGGAAGATTTTTCGAAGCCAAAGAAACTCTTGGGATGCACTTTATTCCCAAGGGCGTCTCGGTTAGGAAGTCTTTTGCGAATAATTGGTTAGAGTATCACTTCGGTTGGGAGCCACTCGTCCGCGACATCTATGATGCCGCGGAGGTTGTGAATAACCCGCTGAAGACTTTTAGCATGGCGAAAGGGACTGGTAAGACTATTGACCCACTCCGAAGTATTTTTGTTAACTTCGGTTCTACTTTTAACACCACGCAGGTATATAATTCCTACATGGCGTATCAAGGTGGACGGGTTCAAAGTATTACTAGTGGTACGGCTCACACCCTTGATCAGTTTGGTCTAATCAACCCGGCTGTGATTTTGTGGGAGCTTGTTCCTTTCTCTTTCGTTGTAGACTGGTTTACGAACGTTGGCGATGTTCTTGCATCGTACAGCGATTTCGCTGGCATTAATTTGACAGACACGTACAACGGTTACACCATAAGAACTGGTGCATATGGACATACTGGGTTAAACGCGGGCTTTGCCCCCGTCCCTGGCTATGTAAATATGTACTATTCTGGTGCTGGCGTTGCACATCTTAGGCTTCTTGGTTTAACGAAGCCTTCGTTTGCTGTCAAACAACTACGTCTCCCTTCCAAGATACGAGCTTTGACTGCTGTTTCACTTTTAATACAGCAGCTGAAGTCGTGAGGGGAATTGCCATTAAACTCCGCGTTTTGCGGGTCCGAGAGGATATACATGCCTACAATGGCATCCATCACCGTGAAGAAAGCCGACACGGTGACCAACATCGTATATGACGCCCTTGCGGCTTCGGGGGGTGACAACTCCCCTGCCGTGTGGCGTCAGGATACTGGTGCTGCGGCCGGCTTGCCGGTGGGACTTCGGAGTCAATTCCGGGTTCTTTCGAAGTGGAACGGTCCGAAGACTGCTAGGCAGGTGAGTTTTGAATTCATCATGCCTTATGCGGTCCAGGACTCTACCACGACGAAGTACTCGGCCACGGACCGCGTTGTTGCAAGCGGCCTGTTCACTCTGCCTCAGGGTATCCCGAGCACCAACCTCAATGAGGTGGTGCAAGGCCTGAACCTTCTGGCGTCGACGCTGATCGCGTCGGCTCTCCAGACGGGTTATGCTCCTTCTTAACCAGAAGGAGTAATAACGCATGAGTGACTCGCTGAATACTTCTTCGCGGGCGCTGCTTCCTTATTTGGAGCAGCTGGGAACACCGAG